TGCTATGGAGAGAGAGATGGAACGATGTTGGGCGTGCAACGGTTGCGGTAAGGTGATTGAATGATTCGACTACTTCTAAGTAGGGCACTTCGTAATAATCTCTCGCGATGGAGAATAGCAGACTTGAGTATGAAAAGCGACTACAAAGTCGAAATACTCGGCGGGGATGGAAAAGATTTACTCATTAACATAACATTTGATGACGGAGATATTTACGAAGGTTGGGTGGATAAACAATGAGTAAGTTTGAGGAAAAAGTAATTGATAAGATTCGTAGCCGAGCAGAAGTCGGCAAGAAAAAATACGGCACGACAATGGAACGCGAAGACCTTTCATTGATTGAGTGGCTGACCCATCTTCAAGAAGAACTGATGGATGCCGCCGTGTATGTCGAGCGATTGATTGAAGATACACAATGTCCGATTCATGGTCTTGCACACGAACATTTCCCTAACTCCCTATCATCCTGTCCGTATTGCAGACGCTTGCGAAGGGGAACAGAAACCCTTAAAACAGACTAATGCGTGGGATTTTTATGAGAAAAAAGCGAGTTAGACGGCAGATTGAAGAAACCCTGCGAGCGAATCCCGATGGGCTTACGGCAGGTCAAATACTTGAGCGGCTACCATCCAAAAGAAATGTGAGCGATGCAAGGCATTTAGCGAACCTGCTACGAGGGATGAAGAACATAAAGAAAAGAAGGATAAAATTGGGCGACCAACCATTCTATGCCGCAGAAACAAGGGTGAAACGCACAAACCAAACATGGTTTGTAAATGAATATTATTACGAAGAAGAAGGGGCAGAAATATGAAGAAATACAAAGATTATTTAGCGGAAAAAGAAAGAGAAGCGAAAGAAGAAGGCGACCCTGTGTTTGAATACACAGACAACCATGACTTGAATGAGATGCGGCAATTGGTCGAAGACATGACGAGATGGATGAGCGTTGGCTCAAACGCCGTTAAGACTTCACAGAAGATGTTGCATGACTTCAAGGGTGTTATGGGTCGAGCAAACGCAGTAGTGCGTGATAACAAACTCAAGCGAGGCGATTTCTGATGGTGAAGCGATTTGTGGAGTTAGTAGTGGCTGACTTAGAGGTGCAAGAGGCGAGAGAGTATCACGATAAGGGAACGAAGGCGCAGAAGCACCCTTACATCAGATTGCGACACTTAAGAAAGGGTGGAGGCAAATCATTTCCGAACTACGAAATCAAAGATAGATATGTGATGTATCGCCTGTTGAAATCATGCGACCCGTCATTGGCCTATGATGAGATGATGCAGACCCTGTATCATGTATCTATCGAGGAGAGGCCACCGATGCAAGACATCTTGCAGGGCTACATAGACCACGCCGAAACAGACCGCATAGGTGTTTGGGTCGAGAGGAGAAAGGACTACTTCCTTACAATCCTTGCCGTTGATAACACCGACTTTACCATGAGCCACTACTTCAACAGCACCCTTGATTTCATACGGGCTAATTACCTGCCGGACTTCGTATCAAACAGTAGGACAATGACTATGCGAGGCAAGCAATACCCTGTGATGCAATTCACAAAACCTTGCTCATCAACCAACGGATTAACATACGGTTGTATAGAAATACTATCGTGTAATAATAAAACTTACATTACGGCAAAACTATCTTTATTCCCCTTGCCTTCTAAAATAAGACAAAACTTACAATTCACACCAATGAAGGTCTTTGACGGCTTCGTGCATACACTTAATGCGGCTGAGTTAGGGGTGTATCTATCCCGTCTAACTCGCACGCTTGAGTATGCCGCTACGCTTGACCTAAGCCCTGTAAGCGGTGAGTTCTCAGACAGTAATAGATTGATGGATTGGATGGAGAAAGCCAACCTTGAATATGAAAATGCCCATAAAACTAAGGCGGGTATTGACCGACTCGTTAATTCTTTCTATAATTCATTTATTGACTGAAAGAATAAAACGCATTACTGCGCCCCGATTTTCTATTTCTTCAATTCTTTCAAAGGTATGTAAGGTATAGGTAAGGTCTTTACACATCTATGAAGAAATTAAAAAAATAAACAACAGGCTCGCAGTATAACGATTTATTATTTTGACGCTTGCGAGAAGAATAAAAAGAATTAAAACCGTAGTAGGAGAGGAGAAGATATGCCCCGACCACAGTATAACAGAATGCAAGAGCGAATCTATCGCTACTTACGAAAACAGGATAAGCCTAAGACTGCCCACGAAATCGTTTGGTGGTATATGCACGAATATGCAGCCGGAACTAAAGGGCCGGATGGCTACTCCACACGAAGCGGTATGGCTAACAGCCCGCCGACACCAACCGCCCTATCTAATGTTATGAGGCGTAGCCTACTCTTTGAGTGCGTAGGCAAGGAGAAAAGAAATGGTAAGGTCGTTGATTATGAAAGGACAGATACTAATAGCGTAAATCTATGGGTTGCTCGCCCGATTGATGTTGTAGTTGAGCGTGCTATCGCAAGTAAAAGACCTGTTAAAAAATATCCCGCATTTTTGCGAAGGGAAATAAGGAGGGTTTTAGATGCCGAAGATAATTGATAGTAGGGGAGATACAGACTTTGTATGGCTTGAGGACATACACTACGAAGACAGCACTTTGATTGCCTTCTATCAGAACGAACAGGGCTTTGCCTCATTCATAGCAGGGGCGAGCATTGTAGGCGAGCATAAGCCTGTATGTAGGGTGTTGTCTAAGTTGCATCAAGTTGAGGCCATGAACACTATCCCTGCGCCCGTCATTCCCGAATGGCGCATCTATGAAATGTATAACGAGGATGGTCGCCGTTATTTTATCCTAAGAATAAATCACGCATACATACCATCAAGCACGCAGAACAAAGCGTGGCTTTACAACTACCCTGTATTCCGAGATATAGTCAGCGTGCTATCGGAAAAAGGAGTCAATGAGTTAGTTTATCTTACGGCAAATATAATGCAAGATTTCATTTTTAGCGACCAAGTGCAAATACCTTCTGATGAATTGATTATCTATGACTATGATGAGAAGGATGATGCGCTACACTTCACGGATGGAACGGTCATGGCTATGACCGAATTACCCATACCGCCGCCATCATGGATTCTATGTAGTGCCTTTGAAAACTTTTGCACTAATAGTATTCGTGGTAATTGGTTAGTGATTGCTGCAAATACGAATACCACCTTCATAAATGAAGCAGAAGCAGACAGATTGATAGAGTATCTTAGAGATACCCATGCACTACTTCACAACGAAATGTATAAAGCCGAGTTAATGGAGGTTCTTTATGAAGCGGAGGGTGAGATGGTATGACTTTCAATGTATTCGATAAAACAATTGAGTTCGCACAAAGAAACCACTTCGTAGGTGTTGAGGATAAAATCCCCATCTTTCTATGTAGTATCGGCGGGCATATCTTCAATGCGCTGAACAAATGTAGCCGTTGCGACTTCGACCCCGACAGCCCATTGGTGGATGAAGAAGAAGACTTCATCATCGAGAATTGTCCGCTACGGCACGACAACATACCGTTTTACACGCCGATGTCGCAGTTGCCGGACACGCGCATACACATACTAATGCGTGGTGCTAAGGGTTCGGGTAAATCTGTCTTAATACTAATGTTCCTCGCAGAAGGCACAGGCTTAGTCTATTCTTCTAACGCCGACTTAGGACAGGGTATGCGAACAATGATGGGCGCAAACTCCATCACAGAAGCGGGTATGTTCGGCTCGGTGGATGAAGAAGGCGAGATAGCAGGGCGACCTATCGCCCGTGAGATGTGCGGCGGATTCTTAGGCTTTGAGGAGTTTTCGTCTATGTCTGATGCGTCTAAAAAAGACCACAGTTTAGACATGAAGAATCAGTTGCTAACATCTCTTGATAACGGCAGGGTGCAGAAGGCCATGCGTAATGGATGGGTCAATTACACCACCCGCTACACAGTATGGGCTGGAACACAGCCAGCACGATTTGAGTTAGATTCGGGGCTTGACCGAAGATTCTTTATTATTGATATTGAGATGACCCCCGAAAAAGAGAGGCAATACAAACTCGCGCAGCACGCACAGGCAAACATGAGTGTTGAAGAAAGAACCGAGTTGGCTAATCTTAACATACAAATAAAAGATTGGATTCGCCAGCGAATGCACACAGCCGTTGCTAATCCACCAACCGGAATTATCTTCGATGACGACATCATGGAGTGGATAGACCGCCCCGATGTCCGTTCTTTTGAGGCCGACCTGTTCCGCCGTATGTGTATTGGCTACGCCATGATGCAACCGGAGTATGTCGGCGGTGGCCCGTTGATTATTCGACTTGACGATACTCTTAGGGCAATACTAAATCAATCACTTGCTATGCGAAGGCGGGTCATGGATGCAGATGTCGAACTAATCCGTGCGGCGTTTTGGATGAAAGATGTTCCGAAGTCGCAATTGCTCAAGGAGATTTCACGCATGATTACGCAGGGTGATTATCAGACCGCTAAGAGATGGCTCATAGAGAATCTTGAAGGACAGGGATGGTATCAAGAGGTTGAACCGAGCGTTAAAAGGCGTGGTCGTAAGGGAGTTATATGCCGCTTTGGGCCGTTGTCTGAGGCGAGCGCACCCGTAAATTGGGGGGATAAAAATGCCGAATAGAAGATACAAACACCGATTGACTAAGCGTGGTAGGTGGGATAGAAGCAAGGCTTTGGAGTGTGCCGCAAGGTATCTTATCGAACAGGACAGACCATTGAGTGCCGCTACTGTGTATGATAATATGAGATTCAAGAACAATGAGAGGACAGGCGCTATCGGTAATCTTTATAGAAGTATGAGAACGGCTCAATCATACGGGCAGGTCGCGGCAAGGATGCGAAGATGCCCTGCTTTCAAGAAAGAGAAGCCGGATGGAAAAGGCCCTTATGTTTATTCTTGCGATAAAAATACTTATGATGAATGGTGGCCTACCGACCCACTAAGAGGTGAAGCCTATGCGAAGCAAGCGAGAAATTGAAACGAGATTAGCCACCGAGAATGACGCATTCGCCATTGAGGTGTTGCGTTGGGTTCTCGCAGGTGGTTGCGAGATGTGCGACCATGCCGAAAGGCGAGAACTTGAGATGGAGGTTTATCGTGGCGATGTATCACCTGCTTATCTTGAGGCTAAATATAATTGGCCGGATGGTTGCGTGATGAATCACATGGATGCACACCTTGATTATGACCCCAAAGAGGCAAAGCATATCGAGGATGCACGCTCGCAAAGTATAAACACCTTAGATGCCGCCGAAGATATTGTGAATAGGATTACGGCATACCTTGACGAGTTAGAAGAACTCAAGGAGGCGCAGGGTGGAATCACATCAGACTTCGTTACTGATGCTTCACGGCTTATCGCACAGGCTAACACATCTCTAAAGTTGGTCGGCACGCTCAAGCGTGAGATAGGCGTTGATTCTCAATTGCTACTTGCACACACGCAGTTAAACCAAGTCAGCCGTATTCTCGTTGAGGTGCTTGCAGACCAACCTAAACTGCTTGACGATGTGGAGAAGAAACTCAACCGTCTGTCCGCACCGATTGATGTTGATTACGAGGTGATTGAATGAAAAAGCGACCCTATAAGTTCTATGATACATGGGATAATCCCTTCGCAGTTCAAGCATTGGAACTTCAAGACAAAATCCACTACATGAGGCAAGTTATTATCCTTCTCTCTATCGTTAATGTTGTTTTATTGGGGGTAATAGTATTATGAGAAAGTGGCGCAGTAAGCCTACTAAGTATCTCGCTACACGCGCGATAACAAAAGAAGAACTGCCGCGCCTGTTTGATGCTATGAAAGAGGATGGTCTTATCGCAATAATAACTTCTGAGGGTATCAAGTGGTATCACGGTGATTATAGAGTTAGTAAAAAAGTAGTTGGTGATGTATGGTCTTTGAGTCCTTCGCAGATGAAGCGAGTAATAGATTACATTTACGCGCACGACCCATTCGTGGAGTGATATTATGGATGCGTTAGATATTTCGGTTTGGACTATCACCTTAATTTGTTTGATTGTGGAGATTTCAATATGATTATATTCACGGATGACGAATCTCCTTTTAGGGATGAAAACGAAGTGTTCATGTATGGCTCAATTGATACTGTGCCGGATAGAAAAGACACTACATATTTCCTACAAAGCGATAAGTTCTCATCCGAAGATGTGCTAAGTTGGTCGCCAATTGTTCAGAATAGATTGGTAATCATTACACGCAAAGCCCCTAAGTTGAGCAAGGCCGCCAAAGAGTTGTGCGTTGTGCATGATAATCTTAAGGGTAAAAGTAATGATGATACCTTTCTTATTGTTAAGGCAATAATAAATTGGGCAGACCGTGAGCGAGTTGCGTCTGTATTCAATAACCCACCCCTCGCGCTCTTGTTATGGTTCTTGAAAGGTAACGAAACCGACATAGATGTGTGGAGAAGATTTGCTAAGGTGCAGTATATTTTACCGGAAAAGTATCTTGAGGCATCAATCATCTATGGAATCACACCGTCAAGAAAGCGTGTATCGTGGCCGAAGAAAAAAACTAAGGTAAAAGAAAGACCGGAACTGTTCAAAGCCGATGATAAGCATTGGGAAATCATTTTAGAAAACTCTATAAGCGTAGCCAATAAAGTTAGGGAGTCGGGCGACATACCGAAGGGTATGACTCGCCGTAAGGTGGCTTCGCAAACATGGATTTAGTATTCTTCGTTGGTCTGTTTGTCCTTTATTGGTGGGCGATTCTGACTGAAAAAACATTAGACCTTTTCTTTAAGCCGCCTCAACAAGAAGATAACGATAAAAATAAGACGCTTGCGAAGAATGACGATGATTCGTTTATAAACGGCATAATGTGGGCCGATGTAGGCAACGACTTATAATACCTTAAGGCTAACATTTATACATGAGCGCGAACAACAGGCGGGTTCGCCGAGCCATAGTCGAGATACTATGGGAACATGGCCCGCTTACGAAAGAGGGTGTGGCTGAGAAGTTATCCTCTTTGAAGAATGTTCGTGCTGTTCCATCGCCTCACAGCCTGTCGGCTCTCCTCTCTAAGAACTCACAGATTGTAGCGGTAGGTAGCGAGAAGGTGGAGAACGCAGTAGGTATCAAGGCATCTCATTTATTGTATGATGTGGATAGAGAAGTAATGAAGTCTAAGGATGATATAGTTTATACCCGTAGTCCGACAGTTATGACTCCAAAGCAGAAGCGCGAAGCGCAACAATGCACCTGTGGCCGGATGCGTATTTTTCCGGCGGATTCGCAGGTCTGCATACATTGTCTTCGCAATAGTTAATACAACAGTAGGAGTATGAATATATGGGGCAAGAGATGCGCGAAGACATCAGTTCCTTAGTATCGAGTATGCTACATACTAATACGAGGATAGACCTAACTCGGATGCTCACGCAAGAGAATATGTTTGATGCCTCACTACTACGCAGTTTTCTTTTAGATTTCCACGAAGACGAGAGCGAGTTTGAAGACTTCTTCGCTGATGTCGAGATGGATGAATCTTTCTTACGCGGCTTCATGGCGGGCCTCGTTCAGTCTATTATGATAGAGAGAGCGCACGGCGAAAACATAGGCAGACTAAGCCACGCTGAGTTCGTTGAACTGTATGATGCCGCCTGTGCTTTTCTCATGGAGTCATCCGTTTAGTTTATATCCGTGTTCAATAACGGGTAATCATGCTTTGGGCGAACAAGTATAGACCCATGACCTTCAATCAGATGGTTGGGGGCGCAAGTAGTCTTGCTCATCTCAAAGAAAATATGCAACATCTTTTGTTGTATAGTAGGGGTGCTGGAACAGGCAAGACTACATTAGCCCATGTTCTCGCTAACGAGTTAGATTGCCCGCTTCATGTATTCAACGCTTCTTCTAAGAAGACGAGAGGTATAGCATTTGTCGAGCAAGAACTGATACCCCTTACACGCGCAGGTATCAGAAACCAAATCATACTTCTTGATGAGGCGGACCAATTGACTCACGAAGCACAGTCGGCTCTCAAGGGTGTTATCGAGAATGCTGATGGTTATTTCATTCTTACCTGTAATGATATTAGCAAGGTCAGCGCATGGATTCAATCTCGCTGTTTGAAGATTGAGTTCTTACCAATCGCTAAAGAGCCGATGATGAGCCGCTTAGAATATATCTGTGGCGCAGAAGGCGTTAATATCACCGAGAGTCAGTTAGGCGTTATCTGTGATGCACACGAAGGCGACCTAAGAAACGCTATCAATGCGCTTCAAGCCTTTGCGTCATTCGATGACCCAATCAAGGCAACCCAATTCATTAACAGTTTGACTGTGCAAGATTTCGACAGTAAACTTTTCCTAAAACTATGTGTGGCTGAAAGAGATATGGCGAATGCTTCGTCTATGCTTAACAGCCGAGATACGCGAGAGATAGTGCGTGCGGTGTTTGATTACGCCGTAGGTAGCACCGCCTCTCAAACAGCAAAACTTCAAGTCGTTGATGCGGCAATAACCGCTGAACGAGATGTCCTTAACGGTGTTGATGAAGACATAATTAAGGCAAACTTCGTGAGGATGCTGATAGGATAATCTTTATATCCGTAATCGTTTGACGGCTTGATAGAACAAAGGTGAATTAGATGTCTGATGAGATGCTAAACAATATCGCTAAAACATTGAATGTCGCACCCGAAACGGTGCGTGCGAGGGCTGATGAAGTCCTTGCGGAACAGGGCGCAGCATGGCGAAATGCTGGTCGTTCAGAAGATGACTGTTTTATTCTCGCTTTGAGAGTAGCAGGTCGCAACATTACTTCTGAAAACGCACGACTACGCCGAGCCCGCGCTGATACATACGAAGGTATGTTCATTAGTGTTCCACGCCCGAAAGAATGGGGTAAGATTCTATACAATAAGATGAAGAATCAATTGGCTACCGCTTCTCCCGAAGTCCGACAGAACTTCGTTGATAACGGTTCAGTAGTTCTGTTTGAGGATAACCACGATGGTTCATACACTCGCCTATGTGCCGAAGAATACGGACAGACAGAAAGCGATGTTTCTTCACTACCGAAGCACACAATGCAGTTAGATGCTAATACGCACTTCTATGTTGTATGGGATAAGAATAACCCAACTTTCCCATCCGGTGATGCTAACTTCAAGTATGGTGCGCCACGCCCACAGGATGAGAGAGAGCGAACCTGTCTATTCTATGGCCGCATGGTCGGTGGAAATGACCTACAACTGATTCAAGTTAGCGGTAGTGGTAAGGCGGCTGATACACAGTTCCCTACTTTCACACCATTAACTATCCCGCTACGAAGCGGTAAGAACGGTCGCGCTTATCTAAACGCTGATGTGTCTAAGCCAACAATCAACTTAGACCTTGCCTCAATGTATGACGGCTCTCCTTTGGATATGCTGCCTTCTCTAATCGGTGAAGAAAACATCTTGCCTTCACTATCTGCGCTCGGTCAATACTACGACCAATACAAAGACGCAGACGGTTGGTGGGATAGAAACTGCGCTACTGTAGTTGAAGTAAATCACATTGACCCGCGAGATAACGGCGGTTGCATTTTGGTCTGTGGCGACACCGACCTAATGTCTATGGCCGGAACAATAGACATCTATTGTGATGATATTCCACCGCTCGGTGTTGGCTCACAATTGCTCGTCTTAGGACAGGCATGGAGAACCCGCGAAGATGAAGACCGCATGACCGTGAATGGTTGGTGGCCTTCTAATGTGGTTGAGCCTATGGTCGAGCCTTCTGTATCTGATGATGACGGGTGGGAGTGAGTAATGAGTGCGGATTGGAGGGCCGTTGGCGAGTTTGTTCTTCTAAAGAAGGATAATGTAGTTAATGATTTGGGGCTTATTGTTGATACTAACTATTGCGTTAAAAGTATTGGTGATACAGTTCCGCTTAGGTTGAACCGAAACGACATGGTAATTGTTAATGACGGTGCGGCCATAACTCCGCTAACAGCCTCCAACCGCCTCAATCTATTTATCGTGCATTACAAAGACATAGTGGCGAGAGATGTCGCCGAAGAACTATCTTATGTCGGCGATGGTATGCACGATGACTTATTCTAAGGAGATGATTTAGTGAAAGAAGAAGCAGAAATACTAACGCTAACGCATTTGGATTTTCAAGATTTTCAAGTTAGACTTAAAATAAAACTAAATAATAAGTATTACACAGGTATATTGGAGTTGAGCGAATGAATACGATACTAACAGGGGCAGAAGCCCGCTCAAAACTCTTAGTCGGTGTGAATAAGTTAGCGAACTCTATCAAGGGAACGCTCGGCCCAAACGCACGGACTGTTGTAATACAGAACCCTATGGGTGGTATGCCCGTCATCATCAATGACGGTGTATCTATTGCCCGCATGGTGAATGATGAAGACCCGTATGTGCAGATGGGGATTGACCTACTGAAAGAGGTTGCATCCGAAGCACAACAGAAGTCGGGTGATGGAACTACGAGCGCGACTCTCATAGCACAGGCGCTATGTAATGGTTCGCTAACTTTGATGGAGAACGGCACATCGCCTCTCGTCATTAGGGATGCTTTGAAGTCCTACTTAGCGGCCACAGAAGAATATGTGCGTGAGTCGGCAATAGAAGACTTTGACCTAAAAGATGTCGCCACTATTGCGGCTAACAATGATGGGGAACTCGGAGAGTTGATTGCCGGTGTCGTCAAGAGAGGACAAGGTATAACAATCGAGAAGTCGCCTACGAGCGAAACCTATGTTAAGAAGGCGAGTGGTTTTGAGATGAACGCGGGCTACGCACACGCATTGATGGCTAATGCGCCACGCGCTAAGTGTGAGTTTGAGAACCCTATGGTTCTAACCACCACCGAAAAAATATCCACATTCAATGCTTTAGTTCCGGCACTTGAGGCCGCAGTAAAGCAGAACAAACCTTTGGTTGTCTTCTGTTCCGATTTCAACGGACAGATGTTGCAGAATCTTTTGGTAAATATAGTTCAAGGTAAGGTATCTGTATGTATGATTAAGCCCGCAGGTATGCCCGAACAACAGCAAGCATGGCTTGAAGATGTGGCGGCGGCTACGGGCGCTAAACTATTCAAGGTATCTCTCAATGAATCTATCGTAAATATAACTTCTGATGATTTGGGTTCGTGTGTAAAGTTTGTATCTTCTCAGACCGATACTATTCTTACCTTAAAATCAACACATGAGTTAGAAAAATATGTTGATGGATTAGAAGACTTAGGACTTGAAGCCGAGAATGATTGGCTCGCGGAACAGTATTCCAACCGAGCAAAAAGACTCGGTAAGGGCATCTCCACAATTTATGTTGGAGGTGCTTCTGAAATAGAACAGGTTGAAACTAAAGAGAGGGTTGATGACGCAGTTAATGCGTGCAAACTCGCTCTTAGTTCCGGTGTAGTCATCGGCGGAGGCGCAACATTATATGGAGCGGCTAACGAACTCGATGAACACGGAGATGTAGCAGACCTGTTTAGGGATGCGTTGAAGACACCGCTCAGAACTATTATAAGCAATACGGGTGATGAACCAAACTTAGGCTTAATTTTAAGTGGGGAAAATTATGTGTGTGGTAAAACCGCCGAAACCCGTAATGCTATTGAGGATGGAGTGCTTGACCCTATGCAGGTGGTCTTGAATGGCCTTGAGAGCGCAGTATCAATCGCGGCATTGGTCTTGATGACCGATGCGGCTATCATCGCACCGAGCGATTAGTTTATATCCGTAATAGATGAGGGAATAATATGAGTTGGGGAACGCAAGCACCACAGCAGAAGGCAGAAACAAAGACCGCAGAACCGAAGATGCAGTTCGATGAGAACTACTATCGGAATCTGTTTGATAATAACCGTGTGAATACTATTCGACACCGCATGGCTTTTGTCGGGCATGAGAATACTCTCAAGACCGGACTTGCCCTGTCGTTGTTAGAAGAAGAAATCAATGCGGGTAAAACCATTTATCTTTTCGATATAGATAACTCGGCTAAATCAACCGTTGATGTTGTTTATCCAAACAACCCTAACATTGTAGTGCTACCGCTACACGATGAAACCGATGATTCTATCTTCGATGAAGATAACAATGTGGATTACAAAGCCCTGCTTGATAAGACTTCATGGTATGTAAATATACTTGCTGATAAAGTCAATGAAGACCCCGATTCAGTCGGTGGTATTATCTTTGACGGTGGTTCGACTTTCCTAAAGTGGTGCGAACACGCTATGCGTGCTTCGTTATTATCACGCGGTATCATTGAAACCGAAGACGGCACATTCAATCAGAAAGAATGGAGAGAGCGCAACAGGCTTTATCGTAATGTCTTGACCCGCCTACACAGCCTCAATGTGGCTAAGGTGTATTTCACTTTTCACCTAAAGGCCGTGTCCGAGTATTTGGATGACGGCACAGGTAAGAAAGTTCTAATGACTGTCGGCCACAGGCCGGAGTGGGAAAAGGGAACTATGAGAAAGTTCTCACAGCAGATATTCTTATCACGATACCAAAAGAAGGCTGACTTAGCCGCAGGTGTCGAAGGCGATAGAAACCTCAAGGATGACGAGTGGGTTGTCCGAGCAAAGATTGAGGAGATGAAGGGCGAACACATCGAAAAGGTTGGCTCTATTCACGACATCGCACGAATCAAGGATGGAAAGTTTGAGTTCGTTGGTCTTGAGTGGTTGAAGTGATTACTGTTGATACTGATTCATTGAGATGGCTTCTCACGCTTGCTCAACGCAAGCATACAATTGACGGCTCAAGCCACGCGCAACTGTATAGTGTTATCTTAAAAGCAAGTGGGGGTCGCCTCTCGTTCTGTTCTTTGGTAAAGGATGGAGTATCTTCGTTGATGCGTCTATCTATCCCCTGTGCGGGAGAAGGAGAAGTCGTCATCACCGACATAGACACAACATTAGGTGTCTTGAAGTATCATGGCGGAGTCTTGACTATGACTCCTTCACAGGATAAGATTAGGTTCAAGTCGTCTAACAAACAGACTACGCTATCAGCGAGTAAAGAGGCTAAGGCTTTCCCTCATACCCCATCAACAATTGCACAATGGACTGAGAAGTCTAATGCTCTTGCGGAAAAAATAAGTATTGATAATTTGACCTATACCACCAATGACGGTCAGAAAATAAGCACCTGTTGGGATTTCTCGGACTTAAGCACTACTGCTCTTTACGAGGCATTCCGTTGCGACTCTATGAACGGACAGAAGTTTAATCAATATGCGATGTCCTTTCAAGAGCCCAACGAATTAGAAATACGAGTCGGTGCTGATTTGAAAGGTAAAACTATTACGAAAATAGAAAGTCAGCCCTTTACGACTCCTGTTGGTGAAGACACGGGCTTTACTGCTACCTATGGTGGCGGCCTTGAGCATATCTTTCAACACTTGAACAGCGACATAGGCATCCATGTTTGGGATTTTACAGAAGCAGGTATGGGCTACCCTATGCTAATCACGCTCGGAGATGGTGATTACATCTTTCAAGCATCACATTTATAACCGTAATTTTTGAGGCATAAACATGATAGATACTACAGACGGAAATTGGCGCAAGGTGCAAACCGAAAGCGGGATGACTTACTTAAACAGAAGTGAAGTTATCGCCGTAACGAAGAAAGAAAACGATTACGATATACACATGGCTTCGGGAACTATCTTCACTACACCGCACTTAATGCCGTTCATGCAAGACATAATAACGATGGCGTGATACTATGGGGCAATACACACCACCGACAGAAGATTGCGCTAATTGTGGCGCTCGCTTCTCATGGCTGTTTGTTGATAGTATAGCAGAAGGCGACATTTACGAATGCGAAAAGTGTAATAATATTATTCTAAAAGTATTTGAAGTGGTTAGCGATGATAATTGAAAGCAAAGGCAGAACTGTTATCGTTAGAGGTCGTGATAATGCTGGTAAAAGATACGAGAAAAGTATTACGGGCCATTGGCCGTATTGTTTTGTTAGGACTGAGGATGCCGAGTATGCCGCCGAAGGAGTAGCCGTTGAAGATGGCTACACCGGACTTTACGGCGAAGAACTATCTAAGATTACTTGCACTTCTGACTATGATGTGAAACAGATAGCAAAGCGAGAACAGACATGGGAGGCCAACCTACCCTATGTTAATCAAGTAATGGCTGACTACATCAACGCGGGCAACCCGCGCTTTGAGAACTACAAGCACCGCACATGGTATCTCGATGCCGAGTGGTCGCCCTCAACAGGGAAACTACGATGTATTGTAGTCTATGATAACTTTAGCGAAAAAGAATATGTGTGGTTTGTGCATCACAACATAGAAGAAGAAAAAGACGGTAAGGGTGTGCCGTTCAAGACCTTCGGTGATTTTGAATATGAAACACCCGCTATGGCTTTCCCAACCGAGAAATCTATGCTTATCCATTTCTTACGACATATCAAGGCTTGCGACCCCGACATCATCACCGGATGGTATGTAGTCGGCGCAGATGTTAAGACAATCATAGAGAGATGTCGTGCTAATCACCTATCCGAGTATTCTCTTTCACCTATGCGTAAGATACGATACGAATACAAAGATTGGTCGCAGCCTATTGTTGGTCGTAATTGTATAGATTTGATGGTAGCCGTTGCTAAATTATGGGAATTGAAGAATGGAAAACTCCCGTCATACAAACTCGATGATGTGGCCTACGAAATATTAGGGGAAAAGAAAGTCGAGTTGGAACACGGACACGATACATGGTTTGAAGATAAGCCGCTGTATATCCACTACTGCCGTCAAGATGTTCGGCTGCTGCCCAAATTGGATGAGGCAGTCAATGCTCTCGACTACTATACATCGCTACAACATATCGTTCAATGTGATATTCGTTCAACACCGTTTATCACACAGATGTTTACACAATTAGTCTTAACAGACCCCGACTTCGACCGAAGAATCCCATCGAAACCACAGTTCGATAAGGTGGATTATGAAGGCGCAGACATCTTAGATGTAAATGCGGGGGTGTATGATAATGTGGGTATCTTAGATATTAGAGCCATGTATCACAGCAACGCGGATAAATACAATATCTCATGGGATTCATTAGATGAAAACGGACAGGACTGCGGCAACGGAACTAAGTTCCGGCAGGGAGAGAAAGGTTTGTTGGTTCGGCAGATGGATAAGATGACTGAACTTAGAAATAACTTTAAAATAAAAATGTTTGCGAGCGAAGGTAAGCAAAGAGCAAAGTGGGATTGTATGCAGTTTGCCGCTAAGACTCTCGTTGCTTCTATGTATGGAGTGGCGGGAGATGCAAAGTATGGAATGTATCACCCCGAAATAGCCGCCGCTATCACCCACACATCACGAAACACATTGGGAGAGTTGATGGTTGAAGCACAGCGCGTTGGCTTTGAGGTTATCTATGGACACACAGACTCAGTATTCTGCACTATACCTTCTCCCGAAAAGGGCATGGAACTTTTACCGGAAATAAACGAGAGAATGTCGCCCATCGTGGTCGAGTTTGAGAAATGGTGTAGCCGACTTATCATGGTTGCTAAGAATCGCTACACAGGTAGGGTCGCATGGACTGATGGAGAATACCATGAGCCGAATATTTATGTTAAAGGTATTGAGATGAAACAGTCAAGGATGCCGCCCGTGATGAAAGAGGCCATGAATACTACCATATCGGGCATACTAAATGACGAATCTGAAATCCGTATCACAGCGCGAAATTTATCTCTAATAGACAGTATATTAGGGGGTAAAATAGACCCGTTAGAATTGTGTATGAAGGGAAAGATAGAGCGCGACCTTTCTAAGTATAAAGTTCTCTCCGGTTCGTCTGCTGCGGCGGCATGGGCCAACGAGTTCTTAGGTAAAGGTTATCGGGGTGGCTCATTCTTCTTAGTTAGTATCAACGAAGACGGTAAATACATTGGTTTTGACGAGCCTTCGGAAATCGAAGGCATAACTAATATTGGGGCAAAAGTAATGACGGATAGATTTATCATAAAGAAAATATTACCTTACTATGAATTAGCAGGTTGGGATGCACAGCCTCTCTTGAACGCACAAAATGGTTTGGCTATGCACCAATGGATATAGAATTATTTATATGCGTGATAATGTAAGGAGATATTATGGCTAAGAAAGTGAATGCCGAAGACTTTGAGATATTCGTTAGAGAAGTGGCGGCAGCCCTTACTATGATAGGCACGGATTTAGGGAAAATGCAAACGCTATTGTATGCAAGTCTAAATCAGCAAGGATTCATTAATGAGATGAAGTGCCCTCATTGTAAAGAAGAATTGATGATACCTACCTTGCCGGACATAGAGCAAAGCGATAAATGCCCTGCTTGCGGAGAGAATATTCACGAAGGCACACAGACAACCTTTGAAACATGGGATTCGGGCGGCGAAGAAGAATGAGAGCGACCGAAGAACAGTCGGCTCGTTCAACTTACAATCCGATAGATGCCGAGATAATAAGAATTAGTAAGTCCTCTTTGATGGGCTACATGAAGTGCCCGCGACAGTTCTTTTGGGGCTATGTCGCTGATATACCCCGTGCGCCTCCTACGGAGGAGATGATACGGGGAACCCATATTCACACGGTCATGGAGGCTGGAATACTTCAAGGGCCGGACATGATAATGCCTACTGCGATTGAGCAGGGGGTCGAAGAAGACGAGGGCGTTGATTCTATGAACCTTCTTCTGCATCAGATAGCCCACGATATAGGCGGCTTTGATGTGGTCGAGGCCGAAGTCAAGCACGAAGTCTATGAGGAGTTCAACGGCCATGAGATTATATGGGTCGGGTTGATTGACGGTGTGCTAAGACACCCCGAAACGGGCGACCTAATCTTAGTCGAGTTGAAGACAGGTAATATGGGTGTGGCTAAGTTGGGTCGCACACGAAAAGAGTTAGTTTATTACACACGCCTTCTTCGCAAACTCGGTTATGATAATGTGAGTCATTTCTTATACATATCACCCGATTACGAGATACCCGAAGACGGACAGGATAAACTTTTACTTGAAGGACAAAAGAGAGGTAAGACCATGTGGTTAGGACCGGAACGCGGATTCGCCCTGCTTGAGCCTATGTTGGAACGCTCGTATAATGCCTTTGAAGAATCTTTATACAACACAATAGATTCTTTAACAACCCATCAATGGCCGATGAAGTGGAACGACTACTTCTGTCCTATGTGGTGTGATTTTTCATTAAATTGTGAAGCGGAACTTAACGGAGTAAATGGGTGGGAAGTATGAGTAGGGCCGGAAACTCAAGAGTTTTTATCGGAAAAGTAGTTTGCGCCGCCTGTGGGTCTGATGACTTATGGGAGGGTTCAGAAGAAGTGTGGCGCGTCAATGGGCAAGAGGGTTCAGCACCGGAACGTGTTACCATTATTGCCTGTGAATGCGGGAGTCAGCAAGTCATCGGGTGAGCCTATGATATTGTCTTTCCCGCGTGAAATCGGTTTGAGGCGCACGCCCTGTAATAATAAAGATGATTACGATAGTTATATCTCAAAAGTAAATGGTAAAGCATCCTGTTATACATCTCTCTATGCGTTTGAGAAATGCGATGATAGAATGTCTTGGAAAATGGATATTGAAAGCGTGGTTATGGATAGGGCGTGGTGGGATTTCGACACCACCGAAGATACCACACTTGAAGATGTAAGGGCAGATGTTCTAACCTTACTATCCCGCCTTGAAGGCGATGTCCGAACTGTCTTTACAGGCAGGGGATTTCATGTTCACCAATTCTTCGATACTCCGGTCAAAGGCACAGCAATAGCGAGGCACATTGACCGCTACCAAAGGCACGCCGCAAGAGGGCTAAAAACGCTTGACGGCGTGGGCTTTCCGCAGAAACTTACACGCATACCGGACACCTATAATCCGAAGCGTGGTAGGTGGGCAGTCAATATAGATACAGTCG